CTGGAATCCAAAAGTAAGGTAAGATGTAATAATTGTCGTCATCTTTGGTTGGTGGAAATACTAAAACAAATGCTGTAATATCTGTCGTTGATGATAAGTCAAGTCCACCATAACAAATACGTCCTTCTAAATCTTCAGGTTTAAAATCAGTCTTACATTTGTCCCACTTTTCCATAGGCATCCATCTGACTGCTTGTTTAACCCATTGATTAAGTCTAAGCTGTCTAAATGAATTCTCTTCACTAGGTGTTTCTTGTGCAGACCTACAGGCATCTTTTATCTTATCGATAGTTACTGTAATACCTAAACTAGGATTAGCCTTCTTCCAGACTTTAGGATCTGTCCAGTCATCTTCAGGATCTGCGCCATATATAACAGGATAAAATGTAGGATCGTGTTTTCTACCTTCAAGTAAATCTTTAGCTTTTTGATGCACTTCATATCCTATTGATTTTGTGTCATCACCTGCAGTTGTAATTAAAAAGAATAAAGGTTGCTTTCTTGCATCTCCTGAACCTTTGGTCATTACATCATATAGTTTTCTATTAGGTTGAGTATGAAGTTCATCAAAAACAACACCATGTACATTGAATCCATGCTTAGAGTAAGCTTCAGCAGATAAAACCTGATAAACACTATTAGTTGGTAAATAAGTAATAGTCTTCTTTGCTCTAGAAACTTTGCATCTAGATCTTAAAGAAGGTTCAAGTTCTACCATATCTGCAGCTACCTTAAAAACAATTGAAGCTTGGTTTCTATCAGCAGCGCATCCATATACTTCCGCACTCTCTTCACCATCACAACAAAGTAGATATAAAGCTACTGCTGCAGCTAGTTCTGACTTACCCTGTTTCTTTGGTATTTCAATATAGGCAGTATTGAACTGTCTATATCCATCAGGTTTTAATGTTCCAAAAACATCTCTTATAATTTGTTCTTGCCAATCAATAAGTTCAAATGGTTTATTAAACCAAGTACCAATTGTATGCTTAAGACACTCTATAAAATTTACTGCAACATCAGCAGCCTTCTTATCATAAATGGAGTTTTTAGCTTTAAACTTAGTTGGCACATACTTCTTAAGCTTTCTCAAAGCCTATACCTCCTATAGTAAAAAAGCCGGCATAGCCGACTTACTTATATAATTAATCAACAAGCTTTCTTGGAACTATGATGAAGTCTCCAACTACATCAGTTTCAAATAGCTTATATCCAAGTTCATTAAAATCTTTATTCTTAAGTTTGCCTTCTTCATCAGCAAATGTAATATAACCTGTAAGTATCTGTGCCTCTTCTTCAATGTATCCATCTACGAACTTTTGAAGTTCAGATAAAGTGAATTTGTTTTTCTTTGGTGTAATAAGTTCTAGACTATCCTTTTTAACTAATAGTCCACAATTGTTCTTTCCTAAATTAGCTAGGAATAATCTATAAGGAACTATTACGTTATTGTTGCACTTATCACAGCAGCACTTTCCAGCTACTGGTGCAGGGTTATTTCCATACCCTTCAAACTCAGAGCCACAAATACAACATTTATGAAGTATCTCAACCCTATCCTCACCGTATACTACATTTAAACTTGAACCATTATCCCATTTAACTAAGATTGAGCCAATGTCATCCACACCTTCAACTGTTCCTTTAGTTCCAATAGGAGGTGCCTGAACATCATCCATATGAACTAGTTTTACTCTAGTTCCTTTTGGATAACTGCGCTTAATAATATCTAACAATTCTTTTTTCATATCTCTTCACCATCTTTTCCAAATAACTTAATTTGTCTAATGGTATCATTATGGAATAATCCAATAGCATAAATAAGTGCAGCTTCTTCAGTCCACCCAAGTGAATGAATATAATAATTAACTAAATATTCAATTCCTTTTCTTGATGTTTCAGTCTTATCGCAATGTTCATAAAGTTCTCTTCTTAATTCATCAATCTTTTTTTCTGGATTCACTTCTTCAATTCTAAATTCATCAACTGAGTCTAAGTCATGAATAAACTTCTCAGCCTCAACTTCTGTTTCAAAATAACAGATTGCTTTACCATCCAAATCAACTACTTTAAACAATAATTCACTCATTATAATACCTCCTTGGTCATACATATATATCACTCTAAAGAGTGATTATAGCAAGTACATTATTCAGATATTTCATCTAGTTTCTTAACTAGATCCTTATAGTAAAGTTTTACTCCGTTACGAACACAGTAAACATTATCTTCATCATTGGTATTATCGACGTAACGTCTAAGAATAACTGAAGCATACTTTTCATCAAGTTCCATTGTGAAGCATATTCTATTAGTCAATTCACAGGCCATTAAAGTTGAACCAGAACCACCAAATGTATCTATTACAATTGCATTTTCTTGACTTGAATTTTGGATTGGATAAGAAAGTAAGTCTAGAGGTTTAGATGTTGGATGGTTCTCATTTCTTTTAGGCTTTTTGAAATTCCAGATAGTTGTTTGTTTTCTATCTGAATACCAGTTATGTTTTCCATTCTTTAAGAATCCATAAAGAACAGGTTCATGTTGCCATTGATAATCAGATCTTCCTAAAACTAAAGAATCCTTAACCCAGATACAGCAACCTGCAAGATGGAATCCTGCATCAATAAATGCTGTTCTAAAGTTTAATCCTTCAGTATCTGCATGGAAACAATATGCTGAAGCACCGCTTTCACAATGAGCAACCATGTTTTTAAATGCCTTAAGCAAGAATTCATAGAACTCTTCATTTTTAAGTGAATCATTTTGAATTTTAAGTCCAGCACTTGAACAGAAAGAAACTCCATAAGGTGGATCAGTTAAAACTAGATTAGCTTTTTTGTTATCCATTAACTTATTTACATCTTCTTCATTTGTAGCATCTCCACACATAAGTCTATGACGACCTACAAACCAGACGTCGCCTCTTTCAACAAATGAGGCTTCTTCTAGAGCTTTAGTTAAATCATAATCATCATCTTCAACATCAGTCTTTTCTTCTTTGAAGAAATCTGCTATCTCATCTGAATCAAATCCAGTTAAAGATAAATCGTAGCTTTCAGCTTCTAAGGCTTCAAGTTCTACTTTTAATAACTCTTCATCCCATCCTGCATCAAGAGCCATTCTGTTATCAGCAATAATATATGCTTTTTTCTGCGCTTCAGTTAGATAATCAACTAAAACACATGGCACTTCTTTTATTCCTTCAGCTTTAGCTGCAATAACTCTACCATGGCCTGCTATGATATTAAAATCTTTATCAATGATTACAGGATTAATAAATCCGAACTCTCTTAGACTTGATCTAAGTTTATTTATTTGCTCTGGACTATGAGTTCTAGCATTATTCACATAAGGGATTAACTTATTGATATCAATAAGTTTCATTTCTTTAGTAGTTTTACTCATTAGAATAACCCCCATTCAGCAAACTTCTCAAAGCCTCCTAAATCAGAAATGAATTCACGAGCTATTTCAACTACTTCTTCATAAGGTCTACCATCTATTGTTTCATCCCCAATTGCACATGAAAGTTCTACAGTTTGACCTGTTTCTTGAGCTTTTAAGAAACAATAAATATTCACAGACACGTCTGCTTTCGATAAGTCCTTACCATGAAGGCCTCCACCTGTAACTGAATCAGCCATATCAGATCCTAACTTTCGATTAGTTGCACCTGTATCAACATCAGTTCCACCAGTCCATTCACCTAAAGGATTAACGATTGCTTTAGGATACTTACGTTTGATTTCAAAGTTCTTAGCTTTTGATTGGCAGATAATTAATTTAGATCCATCAATGATATACTTTCCATCACTGTGGTATTCAGAATAAATCTTTCTTGCAATCTCTGTTAGTTCCTTTTGTTCTTTAGTTAAAGGTACTCCTTTAAAGATTCCATTATCTCCACATCTAATTTTTCCTTCTTGATTATCAGCTAAGTGTAAGTCTTGAGGAACTTCTACATAATCAATAAATACTCTACCTGCAATTCTTCTTGCAGCTCTTATTACATCTTTTTTATCTAAAAGAACACTAGTTTCAGCAATGATATGACACTTGCCATGGCCGATTAATACTTCAACTGCTATTCTAGGGTTCTTAGTTTCCTTATATGCTAAATCAACAATAGCACCTGCTATCCTATCCGCTATTTTATCTGGGTGTTTAGGATTTACTTTTTCAAACATCTTTTTTTCCTCCATTTAAAAAGGCCACCCTTAGGTGACCATTATTTCATTCTTGATCTTAAAAGTCTCTCCATCATACTATCGTTTGGATTAGCACCTTTAAAATCTACAGTACAATTTTCTTTTACTACCTGGAATATTTGAAACCAGATATTATTAGTTTGCTTCATAAAGCTCTGACTCATTGCTACATATGGACTTTGTATTGGATTTCCACTAGTTGGATGTTTACCTAAAAAACCATACTTAGTTATTGCCTCTTCACATTGAATCCAACGTGCAACGCTCATAGCATATGATTCTATAAGTTGTTTATTAACAATTTTATGACATCCTAATTTCTTAAGCCATAGATAAGTTTCTTTGTAAATCTCTGCAGCAATTAGCTGTTTACCATCTCTTTGCAGTGCAGAAAGATAATCTTTTACAGGTGGCATATCCACTCCTTCAAGCTCAGCACCTTCTAAATCTGGTGCTTCAATAACTTTTATAGTTCTATGTCCTGGATTACCTTCAGCTATCTTATCTATGGTGGCTTTTTTCTTTCTACCAGCACCTGGCCTAGCACCTCCATGTGAGTTAGCATTTGCCATGCTTTTATCCTCCTTTTTCAAGATTAATTATTCAAGTTTTAACTTGAACTTACATTCTTAGTTCAACAGTTATATTACTAAGTAATATAAAATGTATCAAGTTAAAGATGAGGCTATTCCCCTTTTGAAATCGCGAAAAATGCACACGAAACCCCTGGCCGATTTTATTATATAAAATCGTAGAGATTTAACTCCCCATAGGGCTATGTTTCATGAGGGTGTCTATCACCTAATTCGATATGAATCTTATTGTGACAGCTTCTACAAAGACTCATAAGATTTGATACATCATTAGTTCCACCACGATTAACTGGTAAGATATGGTGTACTTCTTCCATTGGTGTAACCCTGCCTTCATTCAAACATCGTTCACATAAAGGATGAGCTTTGGCATATTTATCTCTTATTCGTTTCCAAGCCCTACCATATTTCTTTTTATGATCTGGCGAGCGTTCGTACTTGTCATAGATTTGAACAGCTTCTTTCTTATGCTTCTCACAATATGTACCATCTGTTAGGTTAGGACAGCCAGGAAATGCACATGGTTTCTTTGGTTTATATGGCATGTTCCTCCTCCTTTCAGGTAAAGAAAAAAGTCCAGAGGCGTGAATCTGGACTTATATTCTCTATGGCTTTCGCCAATTATACCATATCATAAGAAGTGCCAGTGCCACAACGGTCCGCGATGGTCCACAATGGTCCACTATGGTCCGACTTGCAAAAGATCTAGTGCTTTGTCATGCCATCTCTTTCTGGTCGTTTGTGAGATAAATAATCTATCCTGTATCTCTTCCCACGTAAGCCAGTTAATGTAACGATAGACTAGCAAGAACTGAAGTTTATCATCATCAAGTTTCACAATAGCAGATTCTATTTCTATCTT